TTTGCTTTGATTATATTTCCTATCACTTCTTTACCGTCCTTCTCTTTAGACTTTGAAAGATAGATTATTGTAGACGCAGCGTACTTGAGTCCACTACCTCCACCCATTTCTTTGGTAGGTACATAAGCACCAACCACATCATATGTATGATTAGTAACTAGCATAGGTACGTTCGCTTTACCCAACTTCAGTGTAAGTATTCTGAAGATAGCTTTGACTACCTGTGCTCTAGTCATGTCACGTGTATCTTTTCCTGCTGCCGAGTCTTCTAACTCTTTACTTGTTGACAACATGCCAAGAGAATCTAACACAAACATTAAGGGTTTGCGATCTTTCTCTGGTTGTTCTAAATATTTGTCTAATATTCTGATTGCCTGTGTACGAAACTCCTGTACTGTAGTGACAGGTACGAGCATCATACGTGTAGTGTCCACATTACGATCCTCCATCATCTGTTTACTGATAGCAGCTTCAGACTCAAAGTATATAACTCCTGCGTCTTTGTTCTCTCTTAGAAAGTTCTCTACAACACCAAGACAAAAGAATGTCTTACCTGTAGATGATTCTCCTGCGATAGCAGTGATCTTATTAGAAGGGATACCACCATTGATACTACCACTGACCAGTGCGTTAAAAATATAAGAACCAGTATCTACATACCCTCCTATATCTCCCACTGATCCATCCGCAAGTATTCCTGCGTAGTCGTTACCTATTTCTTTAACGACATCTTTCAAAAAACTCATGTAAATAAAAACTCAAGCGATGATTTCTTCTCTGTATCCCATCCTATCACATTAGTGATGATTTGTAAAGGATCAAGAAAAGATTTTTTAAAACTGATCTTGTGATCAATACATTCCTCTAGTCCAAGTTCCCTCGGAAATGTGTTGAGGAATGATAGTACGTTCTCTCCAGTATAATTTGTGCGACCTACCTTCATGTAGATATATTTTATCTTTTCTCCTTCTTGAATGAGAGGGTACTTGTTCTCCAGTTTCTTTTGAGAGACATAAAAATTATACAGGAGAGATCCACGAACATGTAACGGGCATCCCTTTGAATACACGTCTGTGTCTGATTTGAATTTGCGTAGTCCATTGACCGACCTCGGAAATGCAATGTCTTCTGGTGGTAGAGAGTAGAACTCTTTCTTAAAGCCATCTATAAACTTTATGAGTTCATCCTGCTCACCAGTCATCATTATGTTTAGTGCGTCCTTAATAGCTTTACGACAAGGCATCGGAGTAGAGGACTTGACTGCCTCGATACCCATCATCTTCAGCTTTGGTTGATTGTATCTGACACCTTCACTGTCCCACACGTTGAGGATGTATCTTTTCTTAGCAGTCCAGATACCTCTAGCAGCAATGTTCTCTCGCTTCATAAACATCTTCTGTTCATAAGCGTTAGTGTACTCTGCCAACTCAGAGTACGATCTATCAATGAAGGGTTCTATTTTTTCCTTACATGCCTTGTCAAGAAAATCAACTACCTTCTCTTGACTTACTTCCTTATCACCATAAACTTTAGTAACTAAATCATCCAAACAGATGTAGATACTATCTGTATCACTAGCGATAACATAATCTTTTTCATTACTATTTAACAGTTTGTTTAAGTAACCATTTACTTTGTTTTCGATCCAACGAATTGATACTTGACCTGACAATGTAATTGCTTCAGCGTTTCTCAGATTATAATATCTAAAGTACTGATTACCAATAGCACCATAGGCAGAGTTAAGTTGAATCTTACGTGCCATCTGTATATTATTATACTTACTGATACTCTTCTCTAGATCTTTAGTAGGTGCCTTCTCATACTCCTGCTTTGCCATGAGCATAAGCTTCTTACTTTGTACACGTTCATCGTATATCTTCTGCATCATCTCTGGTAAGAAACCATGGATGTCCTTACGATACTGAGCACCATTAGCACACGTAGCAAACTGTGGATCTATCTTGTCTGTTTGATTGAGGAGTCTCTCAACATTAGCAGAGGGATGGCGGGATTCCCAGAGCGTCTCTGGGGAAATATTATATTGCATAATGAGATGAGGGTACAGAGAGTTAAGATCAAAAGACACCACCCACTCATACTTTCCAGGTATCGGTTCCTTGACGTATGCTCCTGCGTATTTCTCATCTTTGTTTGATCTCTTTGCGGGGGGTACGACAACGTTTCTCTCCTTTAAAAAATTGTATATCAATGTGTCCCACATTCTAACCTGATAGTACACATCTTTCAAGTTCACCTTAGCGTCATATGCTAGGGCAACAGCAAGTTCAAGGAGCTTCATCTTATCCTCTAACTGTAGAACAAGTTCCACGTCCTTGATGTTGTAGTCGATAAACTTCTGCCAGTCCTTCGTGTAGAAGTCCTTGAAGTTTTCATACTCACTGTGATCTAATTTCTTCTGACCTAGTTCAACAAATGCTATGTGATCTAGTCTATATGATTCCTGATTTGTATATGTAAATTTCTTATACAGATCCATGTAGTCTAGTACATTGATCCCCATAAGATTGTATAGAATATTTGTTCTACCTTTTATCTCTATCTCTTCACTCTTTACCATGCCCCATGGGGACATCATCTTTAATTCTTTCTCTCCGAATAGACGTTCAAGACGACCACAGATATAAGGTACGTCATACAACTCGACATTCCACCCTGTAAGAACATCTGGGAAGTCAGTTTGCCAATAAGCAAGGAAGCACTGTAGCAGATGTTTCTCATCGTCACAGTAGATAAAATCAACATCCTTACGGGTATTGTGATAATCCCTCGTCGCGAATACTTTAAGTTTACGTGTTTGATAATCCTGTACTGTGATCGCCAGTAGTTGTTCCGCACATTCACGTACGTTAGGAAAGCCATTTTCACATGCGACTTCAATATCAAGTGATGTAATCTTGAGAGTCTTGATATCGTAGTCAACTTCGTTGGAGAACTCCTCAGAAATATATTGATATAAGAACCTATCATAACCATGTACCTCAAAATTCTCTACGTCTTTGTACTTGTCTTTAAAGTCACGTGCCTGACCTACAGTATCAAATCGTATAGGTTTAGCATAGCGACCATCCAGAGTTTTGTATTCTGTTATCTGATTGCTGACTACGTAGAGAGTAGGAGAGAATTTAAACTTACGTTGAATACGTTGTCCATCCTCATATCCTATGTAGAGAAGATTGTTACCAATCAGATTTACATTGGTATAGAAACTCATTTAGTTACCATCTTATACTTGTCAAGAATTTCTTGCTTGGGTTCTAAGATTGTAGCAATAGTGTCAGAATAAATCAAGACATCTTCATCATCTGTATGTAATGGCCAAGGTTCCAGAGTGCCATCATCCTTAATAAGATACGGTTGTTCTAGATGGGCAGCGGGTTCCTCATCCAAAGTTTCAATTTTAGTTATCAGGTAGATCCCCGACTTCAGTAGGAGGAGTTGCGTTTCCATCTTCTTCATTCATAATTTTTTCTGCTTCACTAAACATAGATTCTAGATCCTGCTCCTCATAACTGAGGTTGAATCTTTCTTCATGCTTCTTGAAGTTTTCATTGTATCTGTCTTCATCAACAGCAGACAGATATTGTGTAGCAAGTGCGTCAAGTGGATTGTACACTGTGACTACGTGACTACCTGGTAAAAAGTAATCTCTATCCTTAGACAGAGGTGCCCAAGGAAACCATTCAATCTGATATCCTTGACCTGTTTGTGAGTCAACGATCTCTAGACGAAATGGTTTGTTTAAACGATACCCTAGTGGTTTGTCTGTCTCTGGTTCAACTATCTCTTGTACTGTAGATATAACTTCTTCACCAGTTCTCAACATTAATAGTTTGATCATACTTGTGTGCCATCAGGTGCTATTATCTCAGGGTTAACTGATGGTTCACCCTGATCTCCTGTCTTTGATCTCACGTTAGAGAGATATGTTTGTAGGATACTAGGTGATGGTTCCATTACTGATATCACATAGTCAGGTGTGATCGCGATCTTCTGATCAATAGTAAATGGATTCCATGGTGTGTATCTGATCTTAACTTCTTGATCTTCAAACGTTTCCATATTTACAGGTGTCTCAGGATCTTCAGTGATCTTTACCTTGTATGGTATGGTCATGATGTATGCCTGTCTTTTGCCAGTCTCTTTATCAACTGCCTCCTGTAGATCACAAATGATATTGTCTCCATCACGTGTGAATACTAATTTAATTCTTTCTTCTGCTATCATGGCAAATTAATGTATGCATATATTATAAAAGGGGAACCGACATTTGTCAATCCCCCTTATGTATGTTAGATGTAATCCTTCCTTGCGTGGTGTTCTGGTACTACTTTCTTCAGTGTTACTGTGAGTAGTCCGTCCTCGAATGTGACATCACCTATCTCGGTATCGTCAGCGAGTGACCATTGTCTTGAGAAGGAACGAGCTGCTATACCTTTGTGAGCATAGCTACCTGTTTCTGTTTTCTCTTCTTTCTCTGCTTCTACAGTTAGTTTACCATACTCTGTGTAAACTTTAACTTCTTTCTTTTTGAATCCTGCTAGTGCTATCTCTAATCTGGATAGTACATTTGATTCGTGGATTAAGTTATAGGGTGGATAGTTTGATGGACTTGCGTTCCAGAATGAGTCAAAGTACTCATCCATTCCTATACTGTTCTTAGAAATTTTATCAAATAGTGTTGGTAAATCGGCAGCACTATATCTTTGAATGTTCATGGTGACCTCCTTAAGCGTCGTTAGTTTATGTACCCGAAGCGTACACTACTAATTATATCACTTCCATAAAAAAAGGAGGGTGGATACCCTCCATAATTTAGTCTTGGAAACCGCACCAGTTGGTTCTCTTGGTACCATCATCCTCAATCTTCTGAGGTATTGAACCTATGTGATCCCATGTAGGTCTCACATGATCAGCACCAAACTCGTGATTGTATCTGTTGACATACTTGATAGTAGTCATTTGTAACTCACGTAGTTCTTCTTTCAACTCTTTAAGACCATCGTCAATGTCAGCATGTTGAGTTGCCCCACTATGGAATGACATGAAGTTAAAGATCTCACCAGTATCTACATAGTAGTTCATTATCTGAATCCACAAACGTAAAGCACGTGTAGAATCGGAAGCATTAACCAGACTTGGTTTTGCTTCCCACTTTCCCTCGGAGGAATACTCTTCCCACCAATTATCATTGAAGTCTTCTGCGTCTTTTCTTGAGAAGTATTCAATGTTGCCGAGACGTTCTCTTTCCCTGAGAACAGTATTACATTTACCTTTGATCTCTTGTCCAGAAAGACCTAGGTCTAGTTGAGTTAGGTATCTAACCATACGATCCTTCAAACCAGTTAAAGGATAGGTTGCGAAACGTTTTCTTAGAAGTTCTAAGATTTCTTTTTCAGTGATAACCTTTTGTCCTGTACCCCTATTAGCTACAGCACGGAAGTCATCTATCGCGTCCTGTAATGTTAACTGGAACTCAGTAGGATTATCCCTAAAGTATGGGACTACAGGTAGGCGTTTGTACCCTTGTCTTTTGAATTCTTTGACTCGGTTAAACCAATCCAAAAGTTGTACTACATATTCCACATCTGGATCTGGGTCTATGTATACAGCACAAAGTGGAACTGATGTCTTAAGACCTTTAGAGACATCACTCTCTAGTCCTTCTTGATCACCAGTTCCACCCAGTCTTATTGAATTGTTTTCTGTGCCATCAGCATTCTTTGTTCTGATGTCACTGATGTCCATCCAAAATGGGTTTCCGTGACCCCATCCTGGTACATCGTAAAAGTATGTGTCAGTTTGAGTAAGAGCATTAAGTATCTCTCCTTCTCTGACAGAAGATATGTTCTTTATGTCGACAAATCTTCCAAGCACTTCTGCTAGTGGTTTCATTGTGTAGTTGTTGTAGTCTGCTAAAAGCAGTGTACGTATTCATTATAACATAGGAGTTTGGAATGTCAAGCTCACTGTTTCCATCTTCTCTTTGTACCTACTGATGTATGGTTCTTGAAGATAAGGTTGGTATCTTTTCTTCACTAGGTATGTGTAATCAAACTGATACCTATGACATAAACGATTGCTAGTGTCACCCAGTCTTCTATGTTGTACTATACTATTGTCAAATATTAATAGGTCATCATCATTCTCCCACCAATAATCATAGGTATACTTATCGAGACCCCATCTTATTTCGTTCAGTAGTCTTACTGATTCTTCTATAGGATAGTCCTTGATACGTGTGGTTGTATTGTATGGGAAGTGTAGTCCTTTAATACCACCAGGTGATTGTATGACTAGGGGTATCTCAGTGTCTGGTTGAGGACACATGTTCTTGTACAATAAATTATTCTCACCCTCTACGTTTATCTTTCCATCTTGGAAGTTATGGACGAGCACCATCTCATCCAGTTCACTACGCATACTTTCACTGAGGCTATAGTAGTAGGGTGTAGTGACCATGAATCCAGTAGCACTTTCCGTCATTCCATGATCCCCAAGGAGTGCTACGCCTGGTGTAAAGGCTATGTCACCACTCTCGTTGCTGTGCCATAGTAGCTCTCCATGAGCAAATAGCCCTGTGCCATCACCACAAACTCTCAGGACGGCACCGCTAGTGTTGCCACCTATCTTATCGTATTCTTTTAGTATTGCTTTCTCATGGTCAGTCACCTCTGGACTATCCATAAGTTTATGTCTATCTCTATTTGCCCATGGATACTTAGCAAAGAGACTAGCAGCATAGTTCTGCCTATCTCTCCCCCATATCTTCATCAACTTGTGAAAGTGCTGCCTCTTGAGTCCAGTGTTACGTATAACCATAACAGGTTTCCTCATGTGAAGCATACCAAGTTCCCTCCACTCCTCTCTAGTGAGGTGTTGGAAGTCTATACCATCTACAAAGACACCATAACCTTCTAGGTTAGGTATATCACTAAGTCTTTTTCTTCCCAATATTATACTTACTCTCCAAGTTCCAACCACCCTTGTCCTTATAACTTAGGACTTTGATCTGGCTAAGAGGTGCTACATCTACAATAGTATCTGGTT